ATTTCCGGCGTGTAGCTCACCTGCTGGTCAACGCCGTTGAGGCGCTGCACAAGCGGCTGGTCGATTAGCGGGTCGGTGTGCAGGAAGTAGGACAGGTCGGTGCTGACCTCGCCGGTGAAGTCGTACACGAGCTGCTGGGCGTCCTGGACCCGGATCGACGTATTGGCCTGCAACATCTGGCTCTGCGTCGCCGTCGGCGCGTCGGCGCCCTGCCCGCCCAGCAGGTCGATATTGCCGGCCTGCTTGGAGAAGTGCGTTTCGAGCCATTCCATGTGTTTGTACGCGACTTCGTTGGTGCCGCCGTAGGTGACTTCTTTGATCGCGTTGATGTTGTCCACCCGCACCGTCTCGCCGTCGTCGGAGTCGGCGATTTCCTGGGCGTCCTCGACGGCTGTCCCTTCGTAGGCGAGAACCGTTTTCATCCGCTCGGCCTGCCGGCTGATTTTCCGAGCCAGGCGGTTCGCCAGAATGTGCAGGTCGTACCAGAGTCCCGCCGGCGCCACCGGCAGGATGTTGTCGGGCGCGTAGGCGTAGCCGAGCATGTGGTACGGCCCGGTTTCCGGCCCCTCGTATTCCACGGTGCGCAGAATCTTTCCGTCAGGATCGCCGAACGGCATCGTGACGATCAGATGGTTGTCGGGAATGTAGACCTCGACCAGATCGACCCAATCGCCGACCTGCTCGACTTGCTGCATCAGGTTCGCATCGCCGCTGAGGCTCGACGCTTCCTGTTTGAACTTCGCGTTGTTCGAGTAGCGGCTGGTGAGCTTCTTGATGTCGTCAGGGTCGTAAAGCCCGCTCTCGATCAACGTGTTCCGCTTCTGGCGGAAGCGGTTGCCGACGAACTGCATTTCCTCCCAATCCCGCGCCATCGGGTCGATCACCATGTCGTCGGGGTCCACTCGATCGGCGTAAGGCCGACCGATCGCGTGAGGCTCTCCGTTGATCGCCAGGAACTCGCCGGAGTCGCACAGCCCGGTCTTGATGAAACCGGCAAGGAACAGCGAGTCGGTGATGACTTTGCGGAGCGTCTGCTTGAACTTGATCTTGCGTATCAGGTGATTCGTGCAAAGTTCCAGCTTGTCGGCATAAGGCCGGTAAGCCATGACCTGCGTGCTGATCTTCACCCTCGGGTTGTTGAACACGAGGTTGGGGACCATCGTCGTGATCGCGTTGTAAAGCAGGTTGATCGGGCTCGCCTTGCGTTCCTCGGCGTCACCCTGTTTGTTTTTCGAGTAGAAGCGACCGACGTATTGGGCGAGGAACTTGTATCGCCCCTTCCGCGCCGCCTCCATCTTGGTGAACCCGAAGTCCACCATGCGGGAAAGCTGCTTAAAATCCGTGGGGTCCATAATGCATTTTCTCCGTTGCTCCACCGCCGAATTTACGCCGCCCTTATGACGACCCAATTCAGGTCATCCAGCTCGGGCGGCAGGTTGCCAAACTTGATTTGCTCGGCGGTCCAGATGAACCCGCAGACATTCCACAACACCGCCGCGGCGTGGTCCTCGTCGCGTTTGCCCGCGGAGAGCTTGAACAAGTGGCGGAAAGTTGAGTCGAGGTAGCGGCTGAGCGGGATTCCCTTTTTCCAGTTGTCCTTGCCGTACTTTTTCGCCCCGGCCTGATACAGCCGGGCCAGGGCGAGCATCGGCTCGTATGGGAGACAATGGAAAAATCCCTTGTCCTCGCCGGAGTCGCGGACGGCGCCCGTGCTGAACGACTGCCGCGCGCCTGAATCCTTCACCACGAACTCGCCGTTTGGGATAATTGCCGGACTGTTCATCTTGTCCGTAGCGTCGTCGCGGCCTTCCGCCTGCAACACGCCCATCGGGCGGTCAAAGCCGTTAGGAAGCGGCTCGAACGTCCTGGCGTCGAGCAGGGGCAGGCCGATCCATTCCGCGATCGCCGCCTCGGCCTTGGCGCCGCGGCTCTTTTCCCACCCCGGGAGCACGGCCACCGCGTCGCACTTGTCCAGCACGATCACCTTGAAGTCGCGCTCCGCGGCCTTGCGCATGAAGTCGAGCGTGATTAGCTCGCTGTGTCCGCGTTCGTTCACCCTCCCGTCTCTGCCCTTCTCATCGAACCCGATCGCGCGATCCATTTCCGCCGGGCTGATGATCTCGTGCCCCAGCGAACGCCCGCGCTTTGCCGCCCGGTCGAACGCCTCGAAGTTGAAATTCGGATAGCCCCGCATCGGCCCCGCCAGATAAATCTTCATTGCCCCTCTCCTTCCATTGCCAGCTCCGCGAACGGCAGTTTTGGCCCCCTTAGAACGGAATGTCGTCATCGTTGAACGCGGGCTTGTCGTTCTTGCCGCCGCGTGGCTGTTGAGCGCCGCCGCCCGCGGCGCCGTTGGGACGGTTGTTGTCCTGAGTCTGCCGTGCCAACGACAGGTAGCGCTCGCCGGTCCTGTTGGACATTTTTTCCCAGGCCGAGATAAAGAACTCCTGACCGTCGATGTCGATCTTTCCCGTCCAGTCGGGCCGGTTGTCCCCCTGCGTTTTCCGCTTGTTGAGGAACAGCGCACCGCGATTGGTGTTGTCGTACTGTCCTGCCATGTTCAATCCCTCCAAGGATCTTGAGCTTCCTTCTTGTCCTTCCACGTCTCGCGCCGCGCCGCGAAGCTCCCAGCCGGCGGGCGGTTGAACAGTTCTCGAAACTTGGGCAGCTCCCTCCGCGCCATGTCCGCCAGGGCGTCGGCGATCACATGGTCGCCGTGCAGCGCCCTTCCCCCTTCGGATTCCTCGGCGAGCCGTCCGGGGATCAGCTTGCCGGCGTCGTCGTACACGTAGTCGAGCGCTTCCTTGATCGACTCCGCGCACGGGTTCACGAGCGCGTCGGTCTTGAGCGACTCCCGGTAGGAGCCAAGCAGGATTTCCTTCTTGGCGTTGTTGGAGTGCCAGCCGTATCGGTTGGTGCGCTCGTCATCCTTGACCCCCTCGGGCCGCTGGAAATAGACGTGCGGGTAGGCGAGTTTCTTGTAGAGCTTGCGCCCGAAGATGCCGCCCGGCCCGTTGGCTTCGTAGCAGATGAAGGCGGGTCCGCCGTTCCCGCCGAACCACACGCCGCCGAACGCGGCGACTTCCGCCCATTCCTCCGGCGAGTGAAAGGCCGACCAGCATTTCGCCACCACCTGCCCGATCTCGTGCGCGACGACGGTAATCACGCTGTTCGAGCCGCCGGCGCCGTTGGAAATGTCCACGCCGAAGACGTAGCTGTACTGCTGGGGCGGTCGCCCCTCGACCAGCGGCAGGTAGAATCGCCAGGGCGCGCGGTTGCCGCCGCGCACGAGCCCCATCGCGCGGGCGTCGCGCTTGCGGATCGCAGCGCACTTGCCTTCGTCGCCCAGGTCGCCCAGCAGTACCAGGTCCGCGGCGAACAGAGGGTCTTTGCGGTGCGCCTGCGGGTGGCGGTTCAATTCCGAGTGGTCAAAGAACGACTCGCCGGCCTGGCCGTGGTCCATGTCCAGGTTCTGCGCGATGTCTTTTTTCGATCGGCGGGCGCACTCGCGTTCATACCAGGGGCTCGTCCACTTCGGCTTGCCCTGCTCATCGAGCACCTGATGCGCCCCGCGGCTCTTTTCCGGGTGGCGCGACCAGTGCAGTTCGAGGATGCGCGCCCGTTTTTCGTTCTTGATCTTGGTGAACTCGGTGCCCGGCCCCTTGGGGGTCGAGTTGTAGATGCGGCAGCTCGTGGAGTCCGCCGTTGCGTTGACGATTTCCGACCCGTTGGGGACCGCCGCGAATTCGTCAAGGAGGATGACTTGTTTACGACCGCCGCGGGCTACGTCCTGGTTGGTGCTTTCGCCGTCGATGGTCGATTGCAGGTCGAGGTTTTCCAGGTGCATGTAGTTGTCGCGGACGCGCGGTCGCAGAAACGACGGTTGCCATTTGAGGATGTAGCGGTGTTTCTCGAACAGGCTGTCCATGTCGCCGCGGGAATCGACCAAATCCTCTTTGCGGCTGACCTCAAGGGCGTTGAAGTTGGCGACGAACTGCCAGTAGTGGTGAATGACGGTGAGGATCAACCAGCTCGCGCCCATGTCGCGGGCCTTGTCGATCAGCGCGTCGTGACCGCCTTCGATGCAGTCCTGAAACTGCGGGATGAATTCGTCCTGAACCGACCAGGTGATGAACGGGACGTGCGACTTGTGGCCGCTGACGGGAACTTCCTTGCCCGTCTCGTCAACCCTCTTGACGCGGTAGGTCCAGACGAACCCGTTGATCCAGAAGTAAATCGACTTGCCGCAAGCGGCCTTGAGCTGCGCCGCGAAGCCGGGATCGTGCGCCGCCGCGTTGCGCAACTTTTCCCGCCACGCCAGGTTTGCCTCAATCGTCTTCGGGATCACTATCCCTGTCCGGGGGCAGGTCCATAAAGGGGGATGCTGGGCCGCCGGTTCGGTCAGCAGGACCGGCTTGACGCCCGTCGTCGCCAGCAGCTTGTCGCGGAGGGGAATCAGCCCCGACAGGAGCCGGGTCGGCTGCTCGGGCGAGATCATTGAGGTGTCGAATCGTGACATCGTGCAGTGCCTCATCCAGTGCGCGGTCGGCGTCATCCATCGAGCCCGCCGTCGCCGCCTTCCCTTCCGTGCGATCCGCGATGAAGTCGATCGCCCACTTGTCCCCTTTGCGCGCCTGATCCATCACGCCCTCGGCAATCACGCGGGCGTTGCTTTTGCCGCGATGCTCGCCCTCGGACATGAGGCGGATGGTCATCTCGTCTTGAAACTCAATCGGCGCGGACTCTCCCAGCAGCTCCTTGAGTTCCTTCGAGACAGCGCGGTTCAGCTTGCGGCTCATTGTTCGGGTCCAAACTTGGTTTCCCTTACGTCTTCGCGGGCCGAGCGCCCGCGCCGTTCCGGTTTGACCGGCAGCGGTTGCAGGTAGCCGTCCCGTTCCATGCGTCGCAGCATTTGGACGCGGTGAACCGGGCAGTAGCGCTCGCCCGGTTTGGCCGCGCCGGTGCAGCCGCCGTCCCATTGACACGTCTTCACGGTGTCTCCCTCCATTCCAGTTTTGCGGGGAATTACGCCTTGATGATGAAGCCGGTGCCGCTGAGCGTGAACTGGCCCGCCGCCGCCGTCTTGACCTGCGGTGTGACGCCGGTCTGGCAGTAGTGGGGAACGCTCAGGTTCGTGACGATGACGCCGTTGCTGGTCGTCGTGACGATCGGAACGATGCGTTCGCCCGAGGCGGGCGCAGCGCCGTTGCCGTCGTAGAAGTCGCCGGCCAGGGCGACAGCCGAGACGATATGGACGTCGGTCACAACCAGGCGCTCTTTCGCGCCGATCGTGCGAACCTGCCGACCCGTCGCGCCGCTGCCGATGGTGTAGACGACAATCGGTTTGGCGGTCGAGGCGTCGGCGTTGGACAACTCGAACGAAACTTCCTCTCCGCGATCGTGCATTTTGCTCCCTCAGTTTGAACGACGGCCACTATGCCAGAGTCGATCAAACGCGCTGCAACGCTCGGGCGGGCGTTGCAGCGCCGCGGTCAGGGATCGCATAGATTGTGCGAACGTCGTGGGCGAACCGCGGGTGCGACGTTAAATGAAGTCCGCGGATTTGTGGCCTGTCGGCTCCGGTCCATACGTCTCAGACAGGCGAGCTATCCGTAAGACGAACCCCTGTGAGGGAACGCGGGACGCTCATTCTCTTACCCCTTCGATGGGGGGGAGTAAGAGGGGGGCTTTTGGCCGTCTCACCCATCCTCCATCTCAGCAGTTTGTGGTCAAAGTGCAATAACATTCAGCGCTTGAAAGACGGTGAAACAGCACTTATATGGAGCGCATGAGTGACCGCGCATTTGTTTTCATCGGTATCGGACTCTTGTGTTTCGCTCTCGGCTATCTCACCGGCGGCTTGTTCGTCCTGCGGCGGGCTCGCCGCACGATGGAAGAAAAGTTCCGCGAGTTCATGCGCCGCCGCGTCGAATCGTTGCAAGTGACTTGCCCTCAAGACGGGGAGATCGTATAGGACGCAATATGTCTTGGGGTGTGTTGCTCGGCACGACCGTTTCCACCCTGTCGCTTATCTTTGGAGGCGGCTGGCTCGCTGCCTCTGCGTACCATCGACGCCACCGCGCCGTCCGGTTCTGCCGCGTCTGCGGTCGCTCCAAAGGATCAAGCGGCACAACATCGTGCGCAAGGTGCGGTTGAGCCTTGCAGCGCCGCCCACGCAATTTGGTACTCGTGTATTTGGTACATGCGTTATGACGATGGACCCTTCATGTTTGTCTGATGCCAGAATTTGAGTCGCATCCGGTTTGATGCCAGGACTGACGGCCCAGCGCCGCGGCCCGAAGGGTAGGACGCCGGGTCGCCTCGCCACGCCCTCACGCGCCCGCGGGTGTCGCCTTGGGTGTCGGCCCGCAGTCGCCAAATCGCAACTCTTGCAACCATCAACACTTGCCGGCGATGAACAGCAGATGCGGCATCCCAGCAGCGCCAACCTGGACCGAATCACGCCAGCCGGCGGCGTCTGATGCTTCGCCACGTCCAACCTCGACAGCGCTGACTCTGTGGTAAACCTACCTCGAACGCGAGCAGCCGAACTAAACCCAACTCCGCCCGCAAGTTCGGTGCAATCCTCACTTTGCCTATCGCCCTCACGAGCCTACCTCATTACTGCGGGTGTCGTGAATCTGATGTGCTATTTTCCTTGGCAACGCGGGTTTTATGTGACAGTCTCGCGGCAGTGCCGGCAAGTGCCGGCGACCACAAACGGGGTTCAGCCCCAGGAGCAACACCATGAGCAATCACACACTGACCGAGACCGATTTGTCGCTGTTCACTGGCACCGAGAACCACTATCGCAATTTCACCGGCCTGCTCTACACCGACGGCGTGCAATACCTGGCCGAGCACGGCGGCGCGTACTGGCTCATCGACGCGATCGGCTCGCACCAGCGAGACCGCGCCATCCGCGGGAATGAGCGCTTGCAGGATTTCCAGCTCTGGCGATTGACGGTTCACCAGGACAGGAGCGCGACGCTGACCTGCCACGAGGACAGCAACCAGCCGGCCCGCGTCATCCAGCGGATCGAGTACACCGATTTCCCGCTTGACAGTATCAAGCTCTTTGTCGAGGGCGGTGTGTTGCTGCTGCCAAGCGAACACTAATCAGAACACAAGCCGCGAAATGTCGCTCGCCGCGTTAAGACCACCTCTATGATCACTTCCGCTCTTGGGCAAGGTAAACGTGTAGCGGTCATCGCCCTGATATAGCAGTTTGTAGTGCTTTCCGTCCTCCGTTACCTCGAAGCCAAGATCGCGAAGGCCCTGTTCGATCCTGCCATCCATTGCCCGGTAACCCCGGAGCAGCTCCTTCAGCCGTTCTCGGTTTTTCTTTGACATATCTCGTAAGGAATTACCTTCGCATACGGCTTTTAGCACATGTGCTCGCCGACTGTCGGCTGCGACACGAGACAATTCGTCCTGAAGCGAGTTACAGATGATCTCCTTGATTTCGTCGTCGTACAAATCTTGTTCTGAGCCGGTGTCGAGTGAAAGGCCAGCCCCGGCGGGGATTTTCGACTCATACTTTCGCACTTCGGCACGAAGTCGCGCAATTTCCTTCTCAGCTTCGCGGAGTTGCTCCTCCTTCGCGCTCATTTCTTTGTCAAATTCCGTGATGTACTTTTCAACTTCTGTAGAGCCGGCACTCTTAAGCGCTTGATACGTCCTCCGTGCGACCGTTTCCTGCACCGAAGCCCATGTGCAACGCGCCAACGCTCGTCGGTTCGATAGCGCGTCTCTCACCTCATCGATGATTCCTAGTCGCAACTCTTCTTCGGAGGCGAACATCGGCCCTAGAAAGAATGAGCCGCGCCCTCCGCCATCAGGCCAGTAAATGCCGATCGTTCCACCGTAAACATTCTGCGAGCCAACTTCGAGCTTCAAACGCGTGGAGAAGATCCGGCTTGGTTCGACGACTACATGAGCCATCCCCGAGAGCGCATCCGCCAGCAAATCTACTTCCACGGAATAGCCGCCGTCGAAGCCCGCACTGACGTAAACGATGGGCATGTGACATCCGGCTTTGCCGACGATGCAACGCGCGGCAACGTCTACGTCGGCTTCCTGAAGGCGGGTCGGAACGGACTGCACCTCCAGCGATCCATCATGGCCGCCACCCAAAGCATCCAACAGAATTCGGACGAGTACAGGTTTCTTGGCCGGTGGCAGACGTGAAGCAGGATGCTTTGACTCGCAGGAAACGCGGAGTCCAACCCAAGCATCGCCATCCGCCCGGGAGAAGACCACGGAGGTTGTCCATTCCAGGGGAGGCGCGGTCTTAGTATACCGCACAGCGGCGGCGTCACTGCTTGCGGAGGAACTCCTCAAAACCTCCATTCGCTCTGCCGCGGTTGTAATTGATGCTTCCTCGT